CTCTATCGTGGTCAAGGTAGATAATTAAATAAATAAATTTGGGGATAGAACCCCCCTAAAAGTTCTAAATTTACTTTTTTTAGGACAAAAACCAATGGGAAGACCTGTAGATCGCTCACCTGGCGTCGTTTTAGTAACTGATTACGGTGCTCTAGACCGAGCTTTAGCTCAAAAAGCTAAAATTGAAGCCGAAAAAGCCAAAAAAACCAAATAAATTCAAAAAGCTCCTCCTGGAGCTTTTTTTATGTCTAATTTTTTGGCATAAATACTGATAAATGTCGTATTTTTATGATGGCTGACGTAAATCGCGTTTCTAGGTCATTCAAGGATATTAGTTTATCCTTTTTACCCCACCCAGTAACTGGTGATCTTGGGGTTTTAAAGAATGAGAGGGCGATTAAGCAGTCGGTGCGCAACATTGTAGAAACTATTCCAGGTGAAAAGTTCTTTGAACCACTTTTTGGGTCTGATGTTAGAGGTCAGCTGTTTGAAAACGCAAATTATGCTACCGCCTTTGCCGTTGAAGACCAAATAAGAGTTTCTTTAGAAAACTTTGAGCCTAGAATTGATGATATCGTTGTTAAAGTTGATCTTTTTACAGATCAGAATGAATTAGGCGTTAGTATTGCTTACAAAATTGTAGGTGAAGAGTTTCCACCCCAAAATTATACATTTATTTTAACGAGTACTAGGTAATGGCTTTCACCAAGTTTACTAATTTAGACTACGATCAAATTAAAGAGTCTATTAAAGACTATCTAAGAGCAAACTCTGATTTTACTGGGTTTGATTTTGATGGATCCAACTTTAGTGTCCTTATTGATACTTTGGCATACAATGCCTATATCAATTCAGTGAATGCCAATATGATTGTTAATGAATCCTTTTTGGATTCAGCTACTCTCCGTAGAAATGTAGTTTCTTTGGCAGGAAACATTGGGTATCTACCCAGATCACAAAAATCAGCTCAAGCTCAAGTCAGGTTTAGTATAGACACTGGCTCTAGCACCTCTACGTTGACCTTGAAGGCTGGTCTAGTCTGTGTTGGCACTGAAGACAACAGCAGTTACGTATTTTCCATTCCAGAGCCTATAACAGCCACTGTGAATCAAGGTGTTGCTGTGTTTGGTATAGATAGTGATCCAATAACAATTTACCAGGGAACATTTGCTAGGACATCATTTCCTGTAGATACTTCATTGGACCAAAGATACATTATTAATAACCCAAATATTGATTTTAGTACACTTGTAGTAAGAGTAAGAGATGAGAATGATGTTGGGTTGGGACAAGAGTGGGAAAGAGTAAAAAATATTATTAGAATCGATAAGAATAGTGAAGTTTACTTCCTAGCAGAAGTAAACCAAGAAAATTATGAATTATTGTTTGGGGATAATATTTTTGGTAAGGCTCTAGTCAACAAACAAACAATTGAATCCACATATATCATTGGTGATGGTAAAGGTGGTGATGGAGCTAGTCAATTTAGCTTCGCTGGCTCTTTGATTGATGATCTTGGCAATCCAGTCTCCCCATCAAACGTGGTTGATGTAACTACCATAACAGCCGCTAGAAACGGTGCTGATGTAGAGAGTGTAGAATCTATCAAGTACTATGCTCCCCGCGTTTATGGAGCCCAATACAGGGCTGTTACGGGGCGTGACTACGAAGGCATCATTAAACAGCTATATCCAAATACAGAATCAATCTCTGTAGTGGGTGGAGAAGAGCTAATACCTCCACAATTCGGTAATGTCTTAATTAGCATCAAACCTGTCAATGGTGTTGAAGTTAGTGACTTTGATAAGAAGAACATTCTTGATGGATTGAAGCAATATACAATTGCTGGGATCAATCAACAGATTGTTGACCTTAAAGTTCTCTTTGTTGAGATTGAAAGTGCTGTTTACTATGACACAACAAAAACAACTACAGCAAATACTTTGAAGAGTGCTGTTGTGCGGTCTCTAAACGCATATGCTGGTTCTATTGATATTAATAAGTTTGGTGGTAGATTTAAATACTCCAAGTGTCAGAAAGTTATTGATGATACTTCATCTGCTGTAACATCAAACATCACAAAAGTTATTATTAGAAGAAATCTCAATGCTGCTGAAAATCAGTTTGCTCAATATGAGTTATGCTATGGTAATGCGTTCCATATTATTCCTGGTGGGGGAAGTGTAAAGAGTAGTGGATTTAAGATTACTGGAAATTCAGCAACTCTCTTTATTACCGACACTCCAAATACGGATGCTGCTGGTCAACTAGACGGATCCGGTAAAGGTGTCATATCATACATTAGTGAAAATCCTAATGCCAGTGATGGAGAAGCTAATTATACAACTGTAGTTAAAAATGCTGGTATTGTTGATTACACCAAAGGTGAAATACAATTATTCACTGTAAACATAGCTTCAACAAATCTGGATAATAAAATTATTGAAATTCAGGCATTTCCACAGTCTAATGACGTTATTGGTCTTAAAGATCTCTACGTTTCATTTGACGTTTCTCAGAGCCCTATAAATATGATTAGGGATACAATTTCCAGTGGTGAACAGATCTCTGGCGTTGGTTTCCCAGTAACATCAAGTTACGGAAACGGCAAATTAACAAGGTAACAACAGGTATCTTAGTATGATTGGTACTGGTATTGAAGTGAGAGTGAAGATCCAGGATATCGTTTCTTCCCAACTCCCTAGTTTTATTTTAAGTGAAGCACCATTAACTGATGACTTCTTAAAACAGTTTTATATCTCCCAGGAGTTTCAGGGCGGTCCAATGGACTTTGCCACAAATTTAGATCAGTACCTTGATATTAATAATACATCATCTCAAGCATTATATGGCACATATGAACTAACTGAAGACATAACAGCAGAATCTGATGTTGTTTATGTAAACACAACTAATAGTTTTCCTGAAGCCTGGGGACTTCTAAAGGTTGGTGATGAGATAATGACATACACTGGTATCACTACCAACACATTTACTGGTGTTGTTAGGGGATTCAGTGCCATTACAGACCTTCACGCTGATGGTGCTCCCCAAGAGTTGGTATTCCAGACTTCAGATGCTTCTGGGCACCTTTCAGGGGCACCTGTAGAGAACTTAAGTGTACTATTCCTAAAAACATTTTTTGATAAAATTAGAGCTACGTTTGCTCCTGGATTTGAAGATCTAGATGTTGCTGACGACCTTAATGTTGGTAACTGGATTAGAAATGTACGTTCATTCTTCCAAACTAAAGGAAGTGAAGAATCTATTGTCATTCTATTTAAAGTATTGTATGGGGAGACACCTAGAGTTGTTGACCTAGAGAATTTTCTAATTAAACCATCAACAGCAGAGTACTCAAGAAGAGATTATGCCGTTGCTATTCCAGTTAAAGGTAATCCAACACAGTTAAAGGGAAGAACTATATTTGAAGTAGGAAATCCTAGCGTATTTGGTGCTGTTTCTGAAATTGAGACCTTTACTAGAGATCAAAATTTATACTATAGAATATACTTCTTCGTATCCAATGATGAAATTGGAAATGAGAAGAAACTATTTACTGTACCAGCTAGATCATATACCCAAAGACCTTGGAATCCAGGTGATACCACTATTACTGTAGATAGTACTATTGGTTTCCGTAATAACGGTAAATTTATTACCGAAGATGGTGTTGAATTTGAATATGAGCAAAAGAGCGTCAATCAGTTTTTGGGCGTTACCTGTTCTGATCCATTAAAAACTATAGACATTAAAGAGCAGATCATTGACAATATTGTTGTAAGTGGAACTAGTTCAGATGGCGAAGAAATCACTGTAAGATTGACTGGTGTTATTTCTGATCTATCCTTTGGTAAGGAAGTGCCATTTAACTTCATTGGTGAGAAAATTAGAGTAGATACTCTTGGGGAAAATATTCTTGGTCCTGTTGCGGTTAGGGGAACACAGACAGTTCCACAAACTATTGCTAACAGCTTCATCTATAATACAAGTGTAAGATTTGAAGTTAGGGGTGTTGATGGTACAGAATTTACCTTATCTGCTAATTACTTAGATAAGGCTAGCATTGCTCCTGGAGATACTGTAGATATTCTACAACGTGGCGGTCAAATTCCATATGTTACTGATCGTTTAGTCGATAGCGTTGATTTTGTCAATTCTACGGTAACGATTAATGATACCTTCGGTATTCCTACCAATCAGCCACTAGATATTAGAAGAAATCAGAAGTATGCTAATAGTAGCGGTACTCCTATTGATTATGGCAATAATGCGGTACTATCCAACGTACTAAACTTATATGATGCCAGAGAGTATGACTCCAACTATTATGTTGCCACTAACTCATTACCATCATATGAGATCACTGCTAATATTGTTGAAAGTACGATAGTCGATCCTACTCCAGATACATTTGAAGATTTTAATAGCTTTACTGGTGAGTACTCTACTCTAGTCTTCCCAGAAGAAGTTCAGTTCTTTACTGGAGATTTGATTTCATATACTGTCAGTAAGGATACTGTCCCACTAACTGATGTTGGTGAGTATTATGTTCAGGTTCTAGAAGATAAGAGAAAAATTAAATTATATGTGTCCCCATCCTTTATCGGTAGCGCAAGCTTTGTTGGCTTTACTGAAACTGTTGGAGTAGGGACGCATTTCTTCACTTTGGATAGTCAGAAGACTCGTCAAATTACCACGAAGCGTGTATATAGAAAAATTCCAGTATCTGATACTTTAATTTCTATTGATAGAGAGCCAGAACCCACTAGACCTGGTGCTATCGCCGTGCTTACTAATGGTGTGGAGATTGTATCCTATAAGTCTCCTGATAAAGTATATTTGGGACCTATTGAAAAATTGGACGCAGTTTCACGGGGAGAAGGTTACAGTGTAATTACACCACCAAAGGTTGAAATCGCAGAGCCAGATGTATTGATCTATGAGCTAGTATCTCCTCCTGTTGTTCCTACTAGAGCTTTTGGTACTCCTGTAGTTAAAGGAAAGCTAGAAGAAATTCTAATTGACCCACAAGATTTTGATATTGATCAAGCATTCAGCATTACTGTGCGTGGTGGCAATAGTAGGGGTGCTACAGCGATTCCTGTTGTTGACAGGCAAAATAGAATCATTCCTTTTGACAGTAGAGTTACTGATCTTGGTGGTGGTGTTAATTATATTGATAATAGTATTTTATTCCAGGCAGCGCATAACTTGGCTACTGGAGATGCTGTTGTATATAATAATAAAGGTGCGAAAAGTATTGGTACCTCAAAAAATGCTGTACCAGCAATTAGTGGTGGAACCACACTGTCCAATGGTGGTATTTACTTTGCTGAAGTTTTAAATGTAAAAACAATTCGCTTATATGACACTCTAGATAAATTGAAGGGTGGTGGTGATCCAGTATACTTATCAGAAAACTTAAATGGTTATGGTATTCAATCATTTGACACCTTAAGAAAAAATACAATTATTGGAGCTACTATTTCTGACGATGGCGGTTTCTTCTTCTATAGGAATATGGAGTTTGCTCCATCAAACGTCTTTACTGCGTATGATGAAATTAGATATTTTGAGCACGGTTTTGAGAGTGGTGACATTGTTGAGTATGGTACTACTGGGACCTCAATTGGTGGACTATCAACTTCAAATCAATACTATGTTTATAAAGTAGATGACAATATTCTTAAGTTGTCCGATGCTGGTATTGGTGCTACTATTAGTAGCAACTATGATAGATTAGAGTTTGTTGATTTGACCAGCGAAGGAACTGGTAAGCATAATATTAAGTATCCAGATATCACAACAGAAGTCGTTGTTTCTTATGCTAGTACTTTTAGTGGAGAAGTTAAAGCTACTCCTGTTATTAGAGGATCTATTGAGCAAGTTTACACTAATGACGGTGGTTACTATGGTAGTGACATCACAAACTTCCAAAAAACTCCCAATGTTGAATTATCATCTGGAACTGGTGCTGCTATCGTACCATCAATTGTTGAAGGTAGAATTACTGGAATTCAAATTCTAAATTCTGGTAGAGAGTACGCAGATAGTCCAAATCTAATTATTGAAGATTCATCTAATAGTGGTGTCGGTTGTAAGTTAAGGGCTATTGTTGTTGATGGTAAAATTGAAGAAGTAATTATCATTAATTCTGGTATCAGCTATGGAGAAACCACTACAAAAATTAGAGTAGTTGATCCAGGCAGAGATGCTATCATTATTCCTAGGATTAGAGACCTAACAATCAACTTATATGCTAGGTTTGGATTCGAGGTTCTAAGTCAGAACAACTATAGAATTGTAGCTTATGATAGAAAGTTAAGAGAAGATATCTACAAGGACGACGGTAACATCCATTCCCCAATCATTGGTTGGGCTAATGATGGTAATCCAATTTATGGTGGTTTTGGTTATTCTGATCCAAGAGATACTAACTCTGGCATTAGGGCTATGAAGACCGCATATGTCCTAGCCCCTGATGATGTATTTGGAAGACCAAGACAACAATCATATCCAGCTGGATTCTTCACAGAGGATTATAAGTATGTTGATGAAGGAGACCTAGATGAGTATAATGGTAGATACTGTTCTACTCCAGAATTCCCTGATGGAGTATATGCGTATTTTGCTGGCATCGCCCCTGACGCCCAGTCAAGTGCCAGAGAACCACAATTCCCATACTTTATTGGTCCAGAGTTCAGAGACTCTCCCATTGAACCTTCAAGTACAAATATTGACCAAGACTTTGATGTTAATGATAAGCCCATCTTCAGAAACACATTCCCATACTATGTTGGTAGTCCAGTAGCTGGTAGTGAGTTCTTAGATCAGTCATATTTGTTTGATACTCAAGACCAGATTGTTGAATCAATTTCTCCTGGTGAGATTGATGGTATTGCTATTGTTGGTGCTGGAAATAGTTACGGTGTTGGTGATATTCCTATCTTTGATAGTAGTGAAGATTCTGTTAGTTCTATTGTTAGTGAAGTAGTTGGCTTTGGTATATCAAATATTAACGAAGATACTTTGTCCTACAGTAAATTAGTAACAAAAGTAATTAGAGTTGATCAGAGCACTGTTCGCATTTATGTTGACCCTGTTCACGCATATCGCGAAGGCGACTCTGTTATTATTAGTGGTCTAACCACATTTACTTCTGTTATTGGTGGCTCACGTATTGTTAGTATTGATAATACATCAATGAGTCTTTATAATCCAGTTCCAGCAGCTGTTTCTGAAGGTGCGATAGACATCTTCGTAAATTATATTTCATCTAATGTCAGCGTTGGTTCTTCTTTGACTATTGGAAGTGGTAATGATATTGAGGAAGTAACTGTATTAAATATCTTCCCAGTAAATAAAGCTCTTAGAGTTTATAGATCACAAGCTACATCAACTGTTGCCCCTATTGGAGCAAGAGTATTCCCTATCAAAAATTTCTTTGACATCAATGTAAGAACTGATGAGTTTGAATCTGAGTTGAATGAGGATTACTTCTTCAATCCAAAGCAGACTTTTAGTACTTCTAGTGAATTAGGGGAAACAACAGAAAGAATCTATTCAATTGGTAATATTGATTATGAAATTTCTATTCCTGCTGCTTCTATCTATGCACCTTCACATCAGTTTAGAAACTTAGAAAAAGTTACTTTTATTAAGCCAGCACTTGGGGCACCTATTCAAGTTAGGGATAATTTGGGTAACATTAAGATTATTCCACAAATTGGTGATGAAGAAACTTTATATGTTCATAATATATCAAAAGATTTGATTGGACTTAGGTTTAGCCCAGAAGAAGAGGATTTAGTTATTCTTTCTGATGGCAGTGATCTTTTTCTCTATAATATCATCACTGATAGATTTGCTGAAACAGCTAACCTTGATAGAATTAGATCTAACATTACGACTATAGAACCACATCAATTACAGAATGGGGATGCTGTAGATGTCAGTGTAGTTCCTTTCGGTCCCGCTGGTATTGGATCAAACTCCTCTATCGTAGTTGAATTTAATGAGGTATCACAATCTCTAATCATTGATCCCAAGACAGCTCTTCCTGTAGATGTTGATGTAGTACTAAATCTAATTACTATTCCAAACCACGGATATATTCTTGCTGATTATATTCTATACACTACCGATGATACTGTTATTTCTGGGTTAGTCAATAACAGTAAGTACTTTGTAATTCCATTTGATTCTGACAGATTCTATGTTGCTCAAACTGAAATTGATACTAAAATTGGTTCTGAAAATCCAATTGAATTAAATTCACAGGGCGCAGGTAATCAGGTATTTGCTAAAGTAAATCCAGAACTTAATATTATTAGTAACCACGATATTAACTTCGATGTATCATCACCAACATTATTTGGTAAGGAGTTAAAATTCTTCTATGATCAGTCACTGACTGAAGTTTTTGAAAACAATAGTATTGACAGGGTGTTTGTTGTTAGTGGTGTATCTACTGAAGGATATCCTGATGGTGAGAAAAATATTAGGTATTCGGTTAACAATCCTGGTGTTATCTATTATGGTCTTGAGTCTGGTGGATACATTTCCACCGCAGATACTAATGCCATTTCATATAACTCAATTAGCTATGTGAATAGTACTTATAGTATTAGGGGAACTGTTACTGTAGAGCAAGACTCAGTATTTTCACTATCACTTCCACAGAGACCTGAAGTTAGTCAGTACCTTCCATCACAGGCTAATTTAAAGTATCTAACATCATCAACTAATACTACTGGACCTATTGGTACCATTAGGATTATTTCTTCAGGTAAAAACTTCAATACTCTACCTGAGTTTATAACAATTCAAAGTCCAACTGGAAGTAATGCTTCATTGAGAGCATCATCTAGTAATATTGGAGAAGTTTCTTCCTTTAGAATCCAGAATCCAGGCTGGGCATACTCTGCCGATAGAACGATAAGACCAAAGGGTATCGTTCAGCCTAGCATCGAATTTACAGATTCTGATTTTGTTACTAGTATTGATGTTTTGAATGGTGGTATTGGATATCAATCCGATCCAGATGGTGTTCTAGTTGACTCTATAACGAGAGATGTTATTGACAGTGGTTCAATCTTTGTTCAAACCCAATCATCAAAAGTGGTTGATGTTGAATTAGATGTTGCTCCATCTGGCTTGTCTAAAAATGCCCATGAATTCTTTACAACAAATAATAGTAATGGCGTACCAATTCTACAAGTTATAAATCAGACTGCTAACCAGGGAACTGGTTTTGTTGATTATTTGATGCAAACACCAATTGCTGGATATCTTAATGCTCCATTTGAGGTTGGTGATAAAGTATTTGTTGAAAATATTTTTGCTATCAATACAGCAAATCCACAAATAAATATGAATTCATCCGAGTATGGATATAAATTCTTTGATGTTGTTGCTGTTCAGGCTTCTAATCCCGTTGTTATTAGAGTTAAGTATCCTGATGACAATGTTGGAGTTGCTGCTACTTTCCAAAATGCATTCTCATCAATCGTAAATAAAAAGATATATCCAGTATTCCAAGTAAATCAAACTACTGCTGTATTCGTTGAGGGGGAAAGACTCTCCTTAATTGATAATGATGTCGTTCAGGAAACTGATTTGGTCGTAGAGGAGTCAAACACAAACTTCTTTAAAATTAAAGGAAACTTCAATCTATTGGTAGGAGATTCTGTCAGAGGAAACGTTAGTGGTATTATAGCTACTGTAACTAATATTGATAAGAGCTTCTGTAGATATAAAATTGAGACTATCAGTCGTACAAGTACAGGTTGGAATGATTCTATTGGATTTATCAATGATGAGTTCCAAGTAATTCCCGATAATAATTATTACCAGAATCTATCTTATTCAATTAAGAGTACAATTAACTTTGACGATCTTATTGGTCCAGTTAATAGATTGGTCCATCCTATTGGATTGAAGAACTTCTCCGATACACGGATTGAGTCTTTTGGTAGAGTTGGTTTTGGAACAACTGCTATTTCTACTGATACCTCTCTTATCCTTGATTTTATTGGATTGACTGATATTGCTCGCACACCCCTGCGCGTGGATAGAGTTAATGTATTTGATTTGGGCTATGACGATAATGTTATCAATAACAAAACAAATGCTATTAGATTCAATAGTGCTGTACCATATAAGAGGTTAACTGACTATATTGAAGTTAGAACTAATAGAGTATTGTTAGTTGATAATGTTAGCAATGAGTTTATTGATAGTGATAATCTTCGTGGTCAAAATGAGTTCATTGAATTTAATGTAATTACTGATATCTTCACAGCTGGTATAGTTCAAGTTAGAAATCCAAATACGGATGAAGTTCAGCTATCAGAAATTGTTTCCCTTACTTATGATAATAAAGCCTTTACTATGAATAAGGCTGATGTATTTGATGGTGATGTCCCACATGGTGTATTTGAGTCAAAGTCATTAAACAATAGTGACTATTCATTAAGATTTACCCCAGCTGACCCAGATACATTTGACATGGACCTTAAGCTATTGGTCCAAAAGTTTGAGACAAATTCATTACCTCCAAAACAAATTGGATACGTTACTTTGGGTGGTGTGATTACTAATGTTGTGGCAAACACAACCACACAAATATACGTTGCTCCTAATACCTCAGTTGATGCGGTTGCTCTACACGTCTATGCTCTAAATGGTCAAGGTATTCCTTCGTACTATGAAGTTTATGCTGTGCGGATTGGTCCAGACACATATTCCGCTGTCTATTCATTTGACGGCGTTGCATTACAGGATGTTAGTGATGCTGGATATGATTTTACTACTAACTTGGGTGGTGGTCGTCTTCGCATCAATGTAGTAAACCCAACCAATAGAATACTTAGAATTGAAACCAAAGAAATTGAATTTAAGCCAACCCAATCAGGTGATAATCCATTCCCATTCAAGAAGGACAATATACCTTTGGGTAGTGAAAGGGGACTTAACTTACTTTCAAATAGAGTAAGTGGAAGTACTGCGGATGCTTCAATTGATGTCCTCACTTTAGATGCTGAACTATTCCAGACAGCTAAAGTTGTTGCTTATATTCAAGGACCTACACTTGGTGCTATTCATCAAGTTATGATGGCAAACTCCGATGGCTCATCATACACCAACGCATATCCATTCCTGACAGAAGGTGATGGTGCTGACGGTGAAGGTGGTATTGGAGAATTTACTGCGGAACTTATTGGTCCAGACTGGGTTCTTAAGTTTAAGCCTGATGTCGCAGGTAATCCAACAGAAGCTATCAACATCACAGTATATGTCGAAGCTTTCTATAGGCAATATGATACTATCAATTATGATCCAAGACCTCTTCTTTATCAGGCTAATCAGGAGTCATACCTACTAGATCTATATAATGCCCCATTGGGCGAAAGGACGAATAAAGTTCGCTTCCCATTGAATTATAATGGAATTCCAATTTATGAAAAAGTATTTGATCCTATAGATACTGTTGATGAATTAAACGACATAATTACAATAAATTCACACTTCTTTAGTCCCGCAGAAGAACTATACTATATTCCTGGAGATAGTATAGATCCAAGTATTGCTACTCCTATAGAGATTGTTCCGACAACTGACTATCTTGGAGTCACTACAAATAAATTGCCATCCAAAGTTTGGGCGATCAAACTTGACTTAAATAGGTTCCAATTGGCAACAACTTTACAAGATGCGATTGATAGAAACTTTGTTAGTTTTGTTGGATTGGGTAGTGGTAATGCTCATATCATTGGGATGGAGAAAAAACTTGAGAAATCTCTATTTACACTTGATGGAGTTATTCAGGCACCAATCGCAACTACCAACTTTGAGTATGAATTGACAAATACCATTAATAGTGAGGAAGAGTTCCTAGTACTTGCGGGAATTGGAACATTGAGTTCTGGTGATTTGCTATTGATTGATGAAGAGTTTGTTCTCATTGATAACGTTGGTTTTGCCACATCTCCATTAGGACCAATTTCTAACACGGGAGTTATTCCTCTTGTTAAGGCTGATCGTGGTGTCATTGGCTCTGCTGCCACATCACATCCCGCAAATAGCGAGATGGAGTTATATAGAGGTAACTATAATATTGTTGCTTCAGATATTATCTTTACTGCAGCTCCGAATGGAAGAGGACCACAGCAGCCAAATGAAAACAATTTAGTTGTTACTAACTCAACTTTCCAGGGAAGAACTTTCTTACAGAAAAATTATGATGACATTGCCGTCTTTGATGATATTAGTGATCAGTTTGATGGCAATACCAATGAGTTTGTTCTAACTAGTAATGGAATCTCTACTGGTGGTATTGAGAATGGTGGTGGTTGTTTAGTCATCAATGACATATATCAAACGCCCACAACTGACAATAATCAAGGTAACAACTATTTCTTCACTGGAGCCCAGCAAGTTGTTGGTTACACTTGGAGTGATAGTACCGATGTTGCTAATGCTGAAATTGGTCAGTTCAGGTTGAGTGTTGGTGAGGATACTTTAGGTATCAACAACATTGATGCTAATAGCGTTGATAGAAAGAATTACTTCGACTCCATAGATGATGGTTTAGTTTATGATGTCAAAGTGAAGTACGTTACTGGTGAGTTTGTATATCGTGGTGAGAGATTAAAAACATTAACTAGTATTAAATTTGTAAATGGTTCTGTTATCTCTGGATTTGTTCCTCCTGCTGGAACTGTAAATGGTACTCCAATTGAAGTGACATTTACCCCAGAAATTCCAAAATCAACAGTAGTCTTTACTGGTATTACTTCTGAAAATGGACAGAGAGTTACTTCAGAGTTTGATATTAACCAGACACAGATACCTAGAGGTGGCTTGATAGTATCTCTTGGATCAACTCCAGGTCTTGGTTATGCTCCTCTATATGATGCTATTCTTGAGCCCGAAGTTTCTGGTGGTGGTATTGTTGGTGTATTTACTGACAATACATTTGGTCCATCAGCCGATGTACAATGGGCAACATATAATGAAGACACTGGTAGATTACTAGTTACTGTACTTGGGACCAATGTAACGGGTCTAGAACCTATTTCAGGAGCGATCTACTTTAAAGAGAGTGGTAGGCTAATAATTAATACAGCACAGTCTCTGGGCGGTCAGAACATCCGTAGAGGAGACATTATTCAGCTGTCCAACATCATATTCTCTTGTAGTTCGGGTGGAGCCCCATCAACTCAGATTTTCCCCGATAAAGAATCGGTATTTGCTGTTGAATCTATTATTACTGATAATACATTCTCAGTTAATGTTGGAATCTCAACCATTGATCATACATATGTTTCTGGTGGTAATTGGCAGAAGTTCAGACCATTTGAGTTTGGTAATGAACTACTAAACCCAAGCTTCGCTGCTCTTAACGGTCTTACGTTTGAATGTCCAAGCGGACAAACTGCAGGATTAACAACCACGGTTTTCCCAGTACCAGGTGTTGATAACTTCCCAGTCATTAACAGATTGGATGACGCACACTTCAATCTACAGGTTGGTCTTTCAACGTTAGTTCACAACTATGTTGGTGGCGGAACTATTGGACAGATTACGAAGAATAACGTTGGTTCTGGATACAATCGCACAGTTGCTATTGGAGTAACTGAAGAAGGTCACACTGGAGTTGCTGCTTCTATTCGTGGCGTTCCAGGTCCTGGCGGTGAGCTACAGATTATTGTTGATAATCCTGGTACTGGTTATGTTGATCCATATATCTGGGCACCTTCACCTAGCTACTTCAATCTACCTATTGAGACAGTATTCCGTAGAGATGGTTCAATATCTAGTGGTAATAACTTATTCATTACCTGTGATGTTGGTGGAGCAAAAACCACTGCTATCGGAAGATCAGAGTACTTTGAAGTAACTGGATATGAGATTAGCAATCAAGGTTTTGGTTTTGCTGAAGGTGACATCATTGAGGTTGTTGGGCTAGTAACTGACAAATCATTGAGTCAACCAATTGAACCATTCCAGTTAAGCGTATTGACAATATTTACCGATAACTTTGCTTATTGGAACTATGGTCAGCAAGACTACATTGACAGTATTAAGTCTCTACAGGATGGTGCCAGAACAAGATTCCCATTGATCTACAATGGAGAACAATTCTCGTTTGAAAAAGACCCAGAAGATGAAGATTCTGATGCAATTGATC